GTATTAATTAAACAATACATAGCCACTCACCTCCCAATGTGCTGCCGCACGCCTTAAACCCCAACCCTAAACATTGGCGTTTCAAGAGCCCTCGTGCGTCGCTCCGCTATGCACTTATAACCCCGTGCGTCGCTGCGCTATGCACTCTTGTTTAATCAGTAGAAATTGGTTTTGTCTTACAGCACGCTCACGCGTACTGCGCTTTCTTTACTGTGTTGTGTTTGGATAGTTGTTAGAGTACATATTCTTTCTCTTTATTAGATATGAATCCTTTCAATTCGCCTCTCAATAGCTGCTCTCTCCTCTGCTGTATCACCTATTTTAACAGCATATGTAACACCTAAAGGTCCAACTGTACTAACTGACTCTGAAATCAACGGATGACTATTGCAAGTAAATATTCTGTATTGATCAGAAGCTAATTGACATGTCCCATACTTGACATTAATGGACCTAGTCCTAGGACTTAAATAATCAACTAAATGAATACGTGATTGCGCTGGATAATGTGTAAATTTCATATCATCAAAAACAATTGACTTATGCCACTTCTTTAACTTCTTCAAATCATCTATATGGGAAACAAGAAGACATGGTTTGGGTGCAATCTTTAACGCAGTCTGTGTTTTACCTGCTCCACTTCGTCCAGTAATGACCAAACATTTCCTTCTACTTTTAACTTCTTCCATGTTGATTGCCAGCAACTTATCATCAATGGTAGCACCAACAGGTATCTCATACTCTTCTCTGATGGTAAATTCCTCAACATCTCCATTGGCCGTACTATACACTTTCTCTGCCAAATGAACGTTAATATCCTCATCAATACACCATACTAGAAAGTCTTCCCATTCAACCTCTTTAGCCTTATCCATCATCTCACGTCCACTAGGTCCTTCTCTCTTCCTCTTGCCATTAACAGCAACCTTCTCAACAGGAGCTGTTCCATATTCTTTATATTCGCCTTCCTTCTTACAATAATTGATACAAGCAAAACGATTCCTCGGCTTACCAATATTTGGATGCGCCACACTACCTTTCTGACCATAATCAGTTATGTCAAAATCATACAAGTCAAACGTCCTCTCATTAACCTTACGAGCTTTCTTATATATTATATACGCATGCATATGATCAGTCCCGTCTTTGTGCTTTTCATGACAAGCTATCAAATATTCATATTCCCCGATTCCACTCAAACCTTCTTCTAACTCTGGAAACGGTATCTTCACTTTAGGATAAGTTAAAAAGTAGTCCTTTCTTTCTAATACAAACCTTCCAACTGTCTGAAATTCCGCACGTTCATCTTGATCAACCATTCGATGAAAAATTTTTACTGACCCCTGCCATCTAACTTTTTCTTTTATGTTTCACAATAAATATATTTATTAACAATGGAATTTCACTTTAACTAGTCAACCTTAAGCTTCAATATTTCAACTAAACCAGGCAAATCAACGTCAAGCAGGACCACCTTGTACCTACGTATGTCTTCCTTTTCAAATAGCTTCCTCTTAACCTTCTCCTCTTCCTTCTCTTTATTGAACCAGTACTGAGTTTCATCACTAAGTAACCCTGGAGGTAATCTATTCATATTTTTATTTAATTCGGCAATGTGCCACCTGTATACACTTCTTGAGTAGTAACATATTCTCTCTTAGTAATCATATAACCACCGCAATTGAAATTGCCTTCAAAGGCCAAACTAATCAATTGGGTAGGCGTAGTTCCATCATTTAAAGTCTCAAGCATCTTTTCTAACGAAAAGAACCGTGATTTCCCCAATGTGGTGAAATCTAATGCTGCTAATCCAACCTTTTCGGTATTCTCTAATAAAAGTTTCATTATGGTATTCAAATTCATAGTATAACGACTTTTCAAATAGCTGGTACGCAATTCACCAGGCGAAATCTTCACTCCACCAGATTTCCATACATTACTATAATGCCATGGCTTAGGAGGTTCCCTGAACTCCACTGGATTATTCACATTATTACTAACTTCATTATAAACCCCACTAGTTCTATTAACAAACATATTCAATATGTTTTTAGTCGCCAATGCAGTCTGACGACGTGTAAACGTCCCACTACCGTGACAATCGTAAATACGTCCTTCCAAAGGCTGATTATCTACATCATTGGCATCATCATCAGTACCAGTACTGGTCCTGTTCTGCATCTTCAATGTACTAGACGAATAAAAGCAAAACTTGGCATCCATCAAATTGATCCTACAATAGGCTAAATCCAAATTGCCCACATCAGGAACAAAATCAAAACGAGTGAAAAACCACTCAATATTCGGACTAGCACTGCCCTGTCGGGCAATAACATACGCATTAATCAATCCATCCAAAACGAGCTGAAATGTATCAGCAGCAGCAACATTATACGCAAAATTCGATAACGCAGTAGCAGCACTATCATATCCAGTACGATAAAAGATCCTAAAGGTGTTAGTACCAGCAAAACCTTCCAAAGGTTCAGTCAAACTTTCTGGCATCATCTTAATGTATACCAGCATCTTCTTCAGTAACGCACCGAATAATATACGTCGAATTACCTTCGCAGGACATGTTCCATGTCCTACATAAACACAATAAGGATCAGTCAACACGCCACCAGTCTCAAAGGACAAACTCATACCATACTTGTCTGCATTGAACTGAACTCCCTTTCTTCGTACACGGTATTTAGCCTTGGCCTTTCTTCTAAATGGGATACGCTTCTTTCCAACAGCCGCTTTCCTACGCATTTTCCCAGTTTTGGTAGTCTGAGCCCACGAATTCGCAACATTGAATGCGACACCGGCACTAGGCCCACCAAGGGCAGTAAGAGCACCACTAGCAATAGCACGCTTAGCGCGACCCTTCCAATCAACCTTAGCACGCTTACCATTACTAGGACGAGGTCTCAAATTATACTTACGCTTCACAACAGGTGCCATAACAACAATTGTACAGGGGTTTAAATTAAGTCTACCTAATTTTCTCACAGGCCACTAAAGTGTCCTGCTCGTCTTTCTGACCCCCCGTAATATTAATATTAGGGGGGTCAGAAAGTGTGTTTAAATAATAAACAAAAATTAGCTAAGGAGAAGGCCAATATAGAAAAGATTGTTGGGATTTGTTAATTTTTTTACCAGTTTAAATTAACAGATACATGGCTACCCTGCACTAAATGTGCTGCCGCACGCCTCAAACCCAAACCCTAAAACTCAAAGGTCATTAGCCCTCGTGCGTCGCTCCGCTATGCACTCATAACCCCGTGCGTCGCTGCGCTATGCACTCTTGTTTAATCAGTAGCAATTGGTTTTGTCTTACAGCACGCTCACGCGTACTGCGCTTTCTTTACTGTGTTGTGTGTAGATAGTTGCTAGAGTACATGTTCTTTCTTTATTAATATAGACTAATGTGTTCCACCCTTCGCTTTATAGCAGCAACATCATTAGGAGAATCAATCCTGCACTTCCCTTTACAAACTTGACACTCCCTATAACCAGCATGACTATGACTACAACTGCTATTACAACTATGTAATTCAGAACCTTCTAAAAACGGATTCCTCTGACAAGTAAATATTCTATAAACATCTGGAGGTAACGTCGCAACCATGTATCTACAATGAATATCACTAATATCATATAAATCCACCAACTTTTTCCTCTCATCTATAGGATAATGCAAAAACGACATTTCATCAAATATCACCGATTTGTGGTACTTCGGCCTAAGATGTTTGAGACAATCTATATGTCTTACAAAAAGAGCTGGCTTCGGAGCTACAAACTTAGCATACACTGTTTTCCCAACTCCGCTAGGTCCTTCAATAACCAAACACTTCTTCCCAGCTCTAAGTTCCTCAACGTCAACACATGTCAAATCATCCGGTAACTCAACATTAGCTGGAATATCGTAGCCCACAATTGTTCTAATATCATCTGTTAACACAGCCTTCCTTAGCTTATCAGCCATAGTTGGATTAATATCATTATCTGCAACAAACACCCAAAACTCAACTTCAGTCATTGTCTCAGCAGCTTCCTTAATCTCCTTTCCACTAATGCGATCACGATTCCTCTTTCCATTACTATTCTTCTCTACAGGCGCAGCCCCAATCTCAAAAAAATCTCCATCTTTCTTAACGTAGTTAATACAAGCAAATTTCTTCTTTGGTTTCCCAATATTTGGGTGACTATCACCATGAGTAGGACTACAAATATCAAATGTTCTCTCATTTATCTTCTTAGGAACAGAGAAACAAACGTATACATGGAAATGAGTTCCACCTTCCTTGTGATCCTCAATACATCCTATCAAATACTCTATATTATCAAACTGATTCCACCATCCTTTAAAAGCTTCATACGGATAACTACACTGCGGATACGTTAAAAAATAGTCCCTACGCTCCATATTAAACCTTTTACCATTGTTTTGGAAATCAACACGTTCATCTTGATCACTCATCCGTTGAAAAAATTTTTACTCACCCCTGCCATCTAACTTTTTCTTTTATATCTCACAATAAATATATTTATTAACAATGGAATTTCACTTTGACTAGTCAACTTTGAGCTTCAATATTTCAACTAAACCAGGCAAATCAACGTCAAGCAGGACCACCTTGTACCTACGTATGTCTTCCTTTTCAAATAGCTTCCTCTTAACCTTCTCCTCTTCCTTCTCTTTGTTGAACCAGTACTGAGTTTCATCACTAAGTAACCCTGGAGGTAATCTATTCATATTTTTATTTAATTCGGCAATGTGCCACCTGTATACACTTCTTGAGTAGTAACATATTCTCTCTTAGT